GGCAGACCAAAAAATGACTCAACCGCTGCCGACAACTCCCTCTGATCTAATCACTCAAGCGTTAAAAATAGCAAACGTCATTGGTGTTGGTCAGACTCCGAATGCAACTGACACCAATGATTGTTTCAATCAATTAAATATGATGTTGGCGCAATGGCAGCGCAGACGTTATATGGTTTATAACCTGGTAACTATTTCTAAGGTTGCTACAGGCCAAGTATCCTACACAATAGGAACTGGTGGTGACTTCAATATCACTCGTCCAGTTAAGCTCGAATCAGCGTTTTTTAGAATGCAATACGGTTCACCATTGCCAGTTGACTATCCCTTAGAAGTTTTGAGGGCCAATGAGGATTACAACAGGATTTCAATTAAGAACTTGAACGCATTCCCTCAGTATATTTATTACAACACAGGTTATCCACTCGGAACAATTTACGTTTGGCCTGTACCTAATAATCAATATCAAATCTTTTTAACTGTAATGACTCAGTTGGAAGGATTTCAGACTATTAATGATGTTGTGACAATGCCTCCTGAGTATCTGGCTGCAATGCAATGGAACTTATCCAGAATTATTTGTGTAATGTATGGACTACCAATCACTCCAGAATTGACTGGGTATGCCGAAGCGTCGATGAGAATTATTGAAGAAGTTAACTCTCAGATTCCTTTGTTACATATGCCAGTTGCTCTCAGGGGTAAGTCTGGTGCTTACAACATTTACGGAGACTTCTACGTTGGAAGTGCAGGATAATGGCAAAGGCAGCACTTGTCACAGGCGCATACCAAGCAAAGAGTGTTATTGCAGGGGCGCAAAGGTGTATTAATCTTTATTTAGAAAAAAACCCAGATACATCAGTTTTTCCTTTTACGCATTATCCAACCCCAGGACTTACTTTACAAAGTTCAGTTTCTCAAAATCAATGGAGAGGGCTATATTTTGCAAGTAATAATATCCTTTATGGGGTTTGTGGCAATACTTTCTATTCAATTAGTTCTAATGGTACTTGTACTGTTATTGGCACTTTGGGTTCATCTATTGGAACTGTTTCAATGGTTGATAACGAAGTCGATCTTTTGGTGGTTGATGGGTCTTCTATTGGGTATGATTACAATTTTGCATCAAACACATTCACACAATTACCATCTAATTCAACCACAACTTTTTACGGATCAAATCAAGTCAATTATGTAGACGGATACTTTATTTGTAATCGTCCAGGCACAAACCAATGGTATATATCTTTAATTGATTCGGTAACATTTGATCCAACTTACTACGCTGCAAAGGCTGGATATTCTGATTTATTGGTTGGGATAGGGGTTTCTCGCAGATACATTTATTTATTTGGTGAAGTAACTACAGAAATTTGGTACAACGCAGGGAATCCAACTTTCCCATTCCAAATACTTCCAGGCTCGTTTATTCAATATGGTTGTGCAGCAACTAATTCAATTGCTCAAATGGACGGTGAAGTGTACTGGGTTGCACAAAGTCCTCAAGGCCAAGCGTTTATTTGTAGGACTCAAAACTTTGGTGCAGCGCAAATTAGTACATTGGCTATTGATGCAGAATTGCAAACTTATTCAACTTTGTCAGATGCTATTGGATACACATATCAAGTTAACGGTCATTTCTTTTATGTAGTTATATTTCCAAGTGCTAATAAGACTTGGGTTTATGATCTATCAAATAACCAATGGAATGAGTGGTTATGGACTGATACCAATGGGCAATTTAATCGTCATCGGTCTAATTGCTTTGCTTTTGCTTATGGTGAATTGTTTGTTGGTGATTGGCAAAATGGTAATTTATACACATTAGACCAAAGCAATTACACAGACAATGGGGAACCAATTGTAAGAACAAGAAGTTTCTACCATGCTGAAGACGATAATTCAGACAGAATCAGATACAAACAATTCATTGCTGAAATGGAATCAGGCAACGGGCCTGCAACTGTTTATCTTTCTTGTTCGGATGACAGAGGTAAGACTTACGGTAATCCAGTTGGTCAAACAATGGGCACGACTGGGGAGTATTTAACTTCTATTTCCTGGTGGCGGTTGGGAATGGCTAGAGACAGGGTATTTCAACTTAGTTGGAGTGATCCAATTAAAACAGCATTGTCGGGGGCATTTGTTGACGCATTGCCTAATAGAAAATGACAACAGGCTATTTAGCTTCCCATCCTCCATCCATAAATATCCCATTTATTAATCCAGATGGGACAGTAAATCAAACTTGGTTATTATTTATTCTTTCTGTTTTTCAAAGAACAGGAGGAAATACAAGTCCGACTTATACACTTTCACAACTTGAACAATTAGTTATTATTGGTTTGAGTGTAGTTAAGGCAAACGGATTTAATGGAATAGTTACAAGTGGTCAAAACTCAACTTTAACAATTGAAACAACAGTTACAGGAATAATTAAGGGTGATGGGACTGCACTATCTGCAGCTACTGCGGGGATTGATTACGGAACAGTAAGTTCGGTAGGAGTAACTGTTCCATCTTCTTTGTTGTCGGTCACTCCAAGCACAATTACTTCATCAGGTACTTTTGCAATTAGTCTGACAACTCAAGCATCCAATACTTTATTGGCAGGCCCTATAACTGGGCTTGGAACTGCACCAACTTTCAGGGGATTGGTTTCTACCGATATTCCTGCTTTAAATTATGTAAGTACCTTAACAACGCAAGGAGCCAACCAGATACTCGCAGGGCCGTCTAGTGGTGTTGGTGCTGCGCCTACTTTTAGGTCTCTTACAACTGCTGATATACCTGCTCTGCCTTATGGGACTGGGACTGTTACATCTGTTGGAATGTCTGTTCCCACTGCTTTGTTGTCTGTAGCTCCCTCAACAATCACGACTTCAGGATCATTTGCACTCAGTTTAACAACCCAAACATCTGCACAGATATTTGCGTCTCCTATTTCTACGGTTGGAACTCCAAGTTTTAGATCATTGGTTACAAGTGACATACCTGCGCTAAATTATGTAAGTAGCACAACAACCCAAGCAGCGCATCAAATATTAGCAGGCCCGATAACTGGTACTGCTGCACCAACATTTAGGTCTTTGGTTTCTACGGACATACCTGCACTTCCATATGGAACTGGTACGGTTACTTCAGTAGCATTGGCTCTGCCAAACATCATGTCGGTATCAGGGTCTCCAGTTACAACAACTGGTACATTGACAGGGACTTTAACGACTCAGGCTGCCAACAGTTTATTCGCAGGCCCTATTAGTGGTGTTGGAGCAACTCCTACGTTCAGAGCGTTGACTACTGCGGATATAGCAGGATTAGGGGTTGGAACGGTCACAAGTGTGGGAATGACAGTTCCATCCATTTTGTCGGTAACTCCATCCACTATCACAACATCTGGGTCTTTTGCTTTAAGTCTGACAACAGAATCGGCTAATCAAATATTTGCAGGGCCGAGTTCAGGCGCAGCAGCAACCCCAACATTCAGATCTTTAACGTCTGCTGACATACCTGCTTTGCCTTATGGGACAGTAACTTCAGTTGGACAAAGTTTTACAGGTGGATTAATTTCGGTTTCTGGATCTCCAGTTACTTCAAGTGGTACTTTGGCTTTGACTGTAGCAGGTACTTCAGGGGGTATTCCTTATTTTAGTTCAGGTACAAATTGGGCATCAAGCGCAGCACTTACAGCAAATGCTTTAATGATTGGTGGGGGTGCAGGTGTTGCTCCATCTACAACAACAACAGGTACAGGAGTGTTAACTGCTCTTGGCACTTCAGTTGGTACATCTGGTGCTTTTGTAACAAATGGAGGTGCTTTAGGTACTCCATCAAGCGGAACAGTTACAAATTTAACAGGAACTGCAGCAATTAATATTACTGGAACTGCTCCTGCTGGAACTCTTACAGGAACAACTTTAAATTCAACGGTTGTAACATCTAGTTTAACAAGTGTTGGAACAATTGGTACAGGAACTTGGCAAGGAACTGCAATTGGTGGAGGATATGGAGGAACTGGACAAACTACTTACTCGGTTGGAGATATTCTTTACGCATCTGCATCCACAACTTTATCTAAATTATCAGATGTTGCAACTGGTAACGCATTAATATCTGGAGGTGTAACAACTGCTCCAAGTTGGGGAAAAATAGGATTAACAACTCATGTTAGTGGTACATTGCCAACAAGTAGCGGAGGAACTGGTTTATCTGGATCAACTCCTTTTACTTCTGGTGGTTTTGTTTATGCTACAAGCTCATCTGCTTTAAGCACAACAACAAGCACAGACATTTTTACAGATGGGACAAATATTCTTTTAGGAATAGCATCTAATACGTATTCTGCTAAATTATTGGTTAATGGGAGAGTTACATTTTATGATTCCAATGGTTCTGCTCAATTTAATTGGATACCAAATAAAGCAACTGGAACATCTGGAAGTGGTGCATTTGGATTGGGTTATAACGCAGTTAACTTTACTCCAGCAAGCACTCCAAATGCTTTGTATTGGGATGGTAATACTGGATATTTGACAATATTAACTTCATCACAAAGATATAAAACAAATATTACTGCAATAACTGATGCTCAATTAGACATGGCGTTAAAGTTGCAACCATCTTATTATCAAAGAATTGGTTATGATTATTGGGAATATGGTCTTATTGCAGAGCAAGCACAATCAGTAGGGTTGACTGAATTAATATCAATGGCTGAAGGTGAAGTTACTGGTGTTGATTATTCAAAAATTGGTGTTTTTGCTATTGGACTTATTCAAAGACAACAAAAATTAATTGATAGTTTAACTCAATCAGTACAAGAAATTAAAAATATATTACAAACAAAAAATATTACATGAAAGAATTTATAAATCGGGTAATGAGAGATGATAGGGTTTGGGAGTGGGTTCGGATAGATGAAATACAAAAGGAAAATTTTAGTTATGTAGATAACGAAATTTATTACACAAATGATCATGGATTTGTTAATTTTCGCAAAATAACTCCAACAATGTATGACGTTCATATTTGTATGTTGAAAGGGGCAAAAGAAGTGGATTCTTTCTTTTTAGACTCTTTAGAAAAAATGAGAGCAAAAGGT